TACCTGGGACTCCCGGTCGGGTCGTTCGGGGCCATACAATTCAACCGGGACATCAAACAGGATCTGGTACTGCATCTCCTGGCCGAAGAGAAGCGCAGAAACCGGCGCGGGCAGTGGGAATGGGTCATGGTTAGCGCAAAGAATCACCTGCTCGATTGTGCGATTTTGGCCCTGGCGATGGGCGATCAGGAGTGTTGGGGCGGCGTTGAATCGCTGCATAACCCGCAATGCATCCCGATAGGCCGCCCGGTGCCGGGCGAGGAAGTCGGGAAAAAGCAAACAAAAAGGCCGTCAAGCGGTCGCCGGGTGATATCGAGAGGTGTTGAGTAGCGGGGCAACATGGCTATTGATAGGGGAAAAGAATTTCTAATGTCAAAAGACGAGATTTGCGCCTACTTAGGGGGTATCGGTGATGCCCTCTTTGCCCGGTTTCTTGCCATGAAAATGCCCGTAACGTGCATTGAGGGACGCTATTATGCACACCGGGAAAATATCGATGCATGGTGGAAAGCGCTTACCTCAAAACAAAGGCCGGAAATTACCATTCAAGGCTCAGAAAAAGCATAAATAAAAAAGCCTGTCAATATATTTAACACCTGTTTTACCCCCAATTTACCCCCAATTTACCCCCAATTTACCCCCGATTCGTCCCTTTTGGTCAATTTCCAAAAAAAATGGTGTTATGCTGTATCCGTTGAAACGGTCTTATCCATTTCAAAAGGTTTGACGGATGGCAGATTTGACACTCGCGCAGGCTCAAGCGCAACTAACGGCATGGCTGGCAGCTTCTATGGCTGTCGCAAGAAGTCAAGCCTATTCTATAGCCGGACGGTCGCTCACGCGGGCGAACGCTGCGGAAATCAGGAATCAAATTGAATTTTGGGACGGCAAGGTCAAGACTCTTACGCGAGGGGGCCGCGCAATAAAAGGGGTGCGTCCATGCTGAAATCCGAAGCAACGTCTCTCGACAGAATTATTTCCTATTTCTCCCCTGTTCGTGGTGCAAGGCGGGCGCGGGCGCGGGCTATCGAGGCACTTGTCGGCTCCTATACCGGTGCTTCGCGGTCCCGAAGGGCTACAAAATCATGGCTTACGCAATCCGCGGACGCCGATTCAGACATTATTTATGACCTTCCAACCCTGCGCGAGCGATCCCGCGACCTGGTGCGCAATGCTCCCATTGCCACAGGGGCCATAGGAACCTCAATTACAAACGTCGTCGGCACCGGTCTGAAGCTCCAATCGAGGATCGATGCCGAGTATTTGGGATTGAATGACGACGAGGCGGATGTCTGGGAAGACAACATAGAGCGCGAATGGCGGCTGTGGGCGGAATCGCAGGAATGCGATATTGCCCGGACGCTCAATTTTTTCGGTCTACAAGCGCTCGCCTTCAGGCAGACCCTTGAAAATGGCGACGTGTTCGCGCTTTTGCCCCGGAAAGAACGGAAGGGCTCACCCTACTCATTGAAGGTCCAGCTTATCGAGGCTGACAGGGTTTGTAACGAGAAATATGCCCCCGACAAGGATGGCCTGGTCGCGGGAGTAGAAAAAGACAAATCCACCGGCGAGCCTCTTTATTATCATATTATGAACCAGCACCCTGAATGCTCGTATGTGTCAAAAGGCTCCCGTACATGGCAAAGAGTCCCGGCGTTTGGCTCCAAAACCGGACTGCGCAATGTGCTCCACCTTTATGAAATGACCCGCCCCGGCCAGACGCGAGGCGTGCCTTATCTTGCGCCGGTAGTCGAAACCCTGAAGCAGCTTGACCGCTATACCGAGGCCGAACTGATGGCGGCTGTTGTAGCCGGACTCTTCACCGTTTTTATGCATTCGGAAGACGGGGGGATAGACTTCGACCTTTCCGATACCGGGATGGCAGGGGAAACCGGCGCGACCTCTTCCGACTCGGATATCAGGCTCGGCAACGGTGCAGTCGTCGGTCTGAGGAAGAATGAGAAAATCGAGATTGCAAATCCTACCCGGCCGAATTCGAGGTTTGATCCTTTTGTCACATCCGTTCTTCAGCAAATCGGTGCGGCGCTCGGAATCCCGTTTGAAGTCCTGATTCGTCATTTTTCATCTTCATATTCGGCATCACGCGCAGCCCTTTTGGAAGCATGGCGCTTTTTTAAGGGTCGCAGAATATGGCTATCCAATTCATTCTGCCAGCCGGTCTATGAGGTTTTCCTTTATGAGGCCATAGCGTCCGGAAGGGTGACAGCGCCTGGTTTTTTTGCGGATGAAATGATCAGGAAGGCCTATTGCGGCACTGAATGGACAGGTGACGCCCCGCCATATATCGATCCCCTGAAAGATGTTGATTCGGCGCGGACCCGGATCGACGGGCTGCTTAGCACTTATGATGCCGAGACAACGCTTCTGACCGGCGGCGATTTTGAAAAGAATATTAGGCAGCGGAGCAAAGAAGCAAGGATGATCAAAAGGGCCGGGTTGGAACTTCCGGGACCGATGACCCCGAAGCCGGGGAGACCCATCGAAAAAGAAGAGACACCAGGAGAAGAGGAGGAAGATCGTGAAGATTCTTGACGTGCTAACGAGCCCTTGGGGTATTCCTCCGGCAAAACTCAATGAAATCATTGCCGTCTATCGCGCCCATTTGCGCGGTCCAAAGATCGACTGGAAGGCGATGGAGGCGCAGGTTTTAAGTTTCAAGGTCGGTCTCCCGGAGAAGTTATATGAGATCCGCGACGGCGTGGCAATCATTCCGGTCCAGGGCGTGCTTACCAAAGGCATGTCGTTCTTTTCTTTCCTGTTTGGGGGCTCCTCCATGCGGGCAATCGGGGAGGCTGTTAAAAAGGCAGCCGATGATCCGGAGGCACTATCGATTCTACTCGATATCGACTCCCCCGGCGGTACTGTTGACGGCACGCAGGAGCTGGCGAATATTGTTTATGCCGTCCGGGAGAGAAAGGAGTGCATCGCTTTTACCGATGGATCCATGACTTCAGCGTCCTACTGGATCGGATCGGCGGCGCGCAAGGTTTTCATTTCCGGAGATACCGTTGACGTGGGCAGCATCGGCGTTGTGGCTACCCATATCGACCAGTCGAAATGGGATGACATGATGGGTGATTCTTATACCGAGATTGTTGCCGGAAAATTCAAGAGAATCGCATCCGCGCACAGGCCCCTCAGCAAAGAAGGCGCGGCTTGCATCCAGGATCAAGTCGATCATATCTATTCAGCTTTCATCGCAGATATTATGCGCAATCGGGGCGTTTCCGAAGAGGGTGCCCTGTCAATGGCCGACGGGAAAGTTTTCATCGGTAAACAAGCCCTCGAGGCCGGTCTGGTGGACGGTGTTTCCACATTCGACGGCCTCATTGATTCACTTTCCGCCGGGGACGCGGGAAATCTAACAGCGAAGGAGGAAACCATTGTGAACATTCAGGAACTTAAGGAAAAATACCCGGATCTGTATGCCGATGTCATTCTGGAGGGGAAGAATGCCGGAATTGCCGAAGCTAAAGTATCCGGGGAGGAAGCGGTTGAAGAGGCGCGGGCGTCCGGTGCGACGATTGAGCGCCAGAGGATCGCCGATGTTCGGGCGCAGTTGATACCCGGCCACGAGGCCATTATCGATGCCCTGGCCATGGACGGTAAAACGACCGGACCGGAAGCCGCAGTCAAGGTTTTGGCAGCGGAGAAAGTAGTCCGGGAAGGCAGGCTTGCGGCTCTGAAAGCAGACGGCAATCTTAATGTCAACAACGCCAGCGGGCCGAACTTCGTTGCCACGGCAGACGGCGAATCTGCCAAGACGATGACCGAGGCGGGCGAGAAACTGGACAAGTTTGCCAAGGAGATCAAAGCGACGGACAAATGCTCTTACAGCGAGGCTCTCGATAAGGCGAAAGCGGCTCATCCTGGCCTGGCTAAAGTTTACGACGGGAAGGAGGACTGAATCATGGCAACGGGACAATCAGGGCCTTTGGTTACAAAAACCTTTAAGGCCAAACGGGACCTCTCAAGCTACCAGTATCACGCGATGACTCTCGATACGGATGGCCTGATAGATTATTGCGATACCAGCGCGGGGACCAAACCGGTCGGTATCCTTCAGAATAAGCCGAGTGCGGCGAATGCAGAGGCGGAAGTGGGAATTTCGGGATCTTCTCTTATGCTCGTCAATGCGGGAACCGATATCAGCCAAATGGATCTGCTGGGCTCCGGTAACGATTATCACGGCGTCAAAGTAACGGCGGATAATTCGATGTTTTTCGCGCAGGCTTTGGAGGACGCAACCGAAGACGGAGATATTATCGAAGTGCTGCTGACAGGCATCGGCTATATTGGTGCATAACGGCGGCCGCAAATAGACCATAACTTTTGAAAGGAGGGCAAGAAAATGCCTTTACATTCTGATGTTCATGTAGACCGGCCGCTTTCTAATTTTGCGGTGGAGTACCAAAACGATAAAATAATTGCACCGGATGTCGCGCCTTTTGTTCCGGTCAACAATAAGAGCGACAGCTTTCTGGTTTTTACCAAAGCGGATAAATTCAGTACTCCGGACGATATCCGAGGCCCGAAATCCAAGGCCAATCAAGCTACGTGGGGAAGCTCAACGGATACATATGCTTGTATCGACCGCGCTCTGAGGGATTTTCTGAGCGATGCCATCGTCGGGAACAGCGACGCGGCGATAAAGCCGACAGAGCGCACTACAGCTTTCCTGGTTGATTTGCTCCTGAATAACTGGGAAAAGCGCGTCGCCGATCTGGTGATGACCTACGGAAACTATGGGGCGGGCTATAAGATCACTCTCGCCGGCGCTGATCAGTTTTCCACAGCGGCAAGCTCGGACCCGATTGGCGTAATCGATACGGCTAAAAACGCCTGCTTTATGGAGCCTAACACCCTGATTATGGGGAAAGATGTGTGGGATATCCTCAAGCGGCACCCGCAGCTTCTGGATTTTGTAAAAGGAGGAGCTACCACGGCAAGCCCGGCAAAGGTAAGCCTTGAACTGGCCGCGAACTTCTTCGAAGTTGAT